CTACTGGGCAGGTGCCTGAGGCACCCAAACATACACCGTAGGTGCATATTTATAATAATGTAATGAAAAATCATCACCAGCTGCCACGTATCTTTTCAAATACATATATTCAGCTTGGCCCGTCCCGACATCAGTCCGTGCCCTATAAGTTACCCCTACGACATGGGATGACTCATATAAATATGATGCTGACGAAAAATTCGACGTCATATTTCGATGTTGAGCAAAATTCCATCTATTTCTATTATAGTATGGACATTCCAATTCAACAACTGGATTCAAGTGTGGCACCGTAACAACGGCACCATTCATGGCTACAACATTAGTATCTGAAGTACCAAGAGCATAAGCCATCCCAGCACTTGTATCCAACTGGGATATTTCACTAGCTATTAATTCTCTGCCGCTAGTGGCAGATCTTTGACCATACATTTCACATACAGTCCAACCCAACGCATCGTTGGGTAATGTACTTACAAGAGCATACTTATTTCGTATTGCTCCTCTTCGCATTAAATAACACGGAGAAAACCAGGTTAACATATTCTCCATAGAAGCATAATTAACAGAGCGCCCTCCTGCTTCTTGATGTTGGGCACCTGATACTTCTCCAGCGTATACTGGGAAATCATTGCTCCTCACCTTGTAATTAGTAAAATCCCCAGGATTATTGGGTATACTAATAGCCTCGGAAAAACTATATCTTTTTAACAATTGGCGAATGGATACAATCCTTTCTCCCATATGTATAGCACTCAACTTTTCCAACGTTGTTTTAGGCGCTCCATCACCATTCAAAGTCACCTCGCTTCCTTGACCATCAACTGAATATGAGCCTCCCGGTAACTCTTCCAAACCTGACTGTGTAACAAACACAGTAGAATAATTATTAATAGCTCCAGATGACAACACTGCGAATTCCATGTTATCACAACCAGATATAAACAAATTAATGGAAACAGGCGGGGACTCTACACCTGTAACGGTCAACAATGGTGAAACGACTGAGACACCAACTGCTCCATTAGCCTGGTGATCACCAATTGCTAATGATGTAGTCAACACAGCAGCTTGCTGAAATTGTGTTGGCAAAGCGACATGTAAATAATTACTACTCGATCCCCAATCAACAACCATCGTATATTCCCGCTCCTTAGCCAAATCCATCACATATGAATAATTTAAATTGTCATTACTTGCCCAAGCCGTGGCATTTTCGTCCCGCATAGCAGTGACAAGAGGATCATAAGTAAATTTTAGCTTTCCTCGATGAAAAGTTGATGCTACAACTTCAAATCTAAATTTAATAGATCCACGCCAATATTTAAAAACGCTAGCCAAATGACCCATTGGGGTCAACTGAGCAAAGTTACCCTCAGCATTTGTAATGCTCAGAGTGGGAGACACTGCCAAGCGCCATAAAATATCCCGAGCACCCGCATCGGGTGACCAGTTGATAGTTCTCAAATTACTTTCATGCTGAACTATATTGGCTATGGCCATCTGGTCTTCAGCACTATAACCTGTTACATCAGTATCTACGGTTATTTCGTTTTTTGAATCCAACGCTAATTTGACACAAGAATCATCACAATTAAAATTAGACAAATTACCTACAGCCTGATTCTGTACTCGTTGTTCAGATGCTACTATAGAAGGCCGTGAATAACCAAACAACGTAAAAATATGTGCCAAAGCCCCAAAAGCCAACTCAGATGCTCTAGCATATTTGCCCACTACCGGTACATTCGTCATACTCCCCATCATGTTCGCAGCAATGGTTGCAGTAGTACTCGCTACAGGCTTAGAATATTCATCACCGGCCTGCGTTACTAAACTAGTTGGTAAGCTTGTAGGCATAATAAGTTCATAATCCTTAAACCATGCATAAGTAGAAATAGACACAGGAGTAGTAGTATCCCCTATAGCCCGCAAAATGTTCATATCGCGCATAACCATATTCATACAAGTAGTCTCAAAAGGAGTAAGACGTATAGCGTTCCAATAATGTAACAATGGTATCTCTATACAAGCACCATCCCCCATTGTTGGTTCAATATACGCATGCGGCAATTGAGACAACTGTAAAATACTCAAATCAGCCACATCCGTTTCTGGCCAATGATCAACAGAAGCTATAATCTTTCCATAATGAAAATTAGTACCATTAACCACAAATTTAACACACAACGTACCTGTTATATATGCATAATTATTAACACGACGCGCTACAGATTGATTCAGCAAAAACCTCTGCAAAGGATTAAATTCGTCAAGAAAATTGACTCCTATCTCCCATACTTGATCACGAATTTTAACCGGTCGTTTCAAAAAATCATTTAAATCGGACCCATCTGTTGACATTATATTAAAAGTGTCATCCCTGACTGATGGAATATGCGTTTCATACGCTTCATCACGTAAAGCAAATTTCATCACCTTACTATCAGTCCCATTCATTTCCTTAGATTCAACACCTGAATGATGTGTTGAAAATTCCGCATGGCATGACACGCGGACATCTTGTGGGGTAACGCCCCACACACTTACTATATTATTATTATTATTCGTGTTATGTCGTTTAATTATACTTGCGCACAGAGTGACATCATCTGTGCGAAATTTTTCTGGACTTACAGTATTACCAGAATGTTCTATTATATCACCCAAAAGCCTAAATTCTGCAATTTGGTCATCCAAATTGGGTAAAAGAGGTTCACCTAAATAATGGTGACGCCACAACATTATGCGGTCATCAAATGACAACCCAATAGCCCGAACATGCAAACGATATTTGCTAGCTATCTCTGCTAAAATATTTCTATGACGATCATAAATTTCCCTACCATGAAAAAACAATTCATGCAGGGCACCGGTTATGACACCGGTTAAAATGTTGGCCTCCTCATATTTTGAACCTTTTACACAATACATAGATTTGTAAATGGACTCCAAACATAGCGCACCAACATGCTGACTCAGTTCCTGAATATACGTCGATTTCCTCTTCAAAAAATCAACCTGGTTAACATTCAAAAAAGGTACTGGGTCGCTTATTTTATCAGGCATCGTTAAAACCATTTCACAATTATCTTTTAAATAACTAGCAAATGTAACATGATTAAAGCCTGACACTTCTGATGATACCCCAACCTGCAAGTCATCACCGTATGTGATTGCTTTACAAATGGTTCGAAAATCCAATCTGCCTGTCAAATTAACACAAGCCAATCGCAACAACAAACTATTACATATTGAATTGATATAAGCAGTGAGATTTTGACCAGATGGGTTTGACCCGTGACAG